TACTCGTTGTCAATTATGGTGAAAGCAGCGGTCAGTTCCTTGAACTTTTCGTCCGCCTCGGCCTTGGTCATGTTATTGAGGATGCAGCGGTCAGGATGGCAAGCCATCGACAGACGGCGGAAGGCGCTCTTGACGACCCTCCATGGGCTTCCCTCGGGAACGCCAAGGACCGCCCACGGGCCGTACTGCTTGCCCACGAACACTTCCTCGGCCTCTTCCTGCGACATCCGGTGGGCAAACGCCGCCCGCCACTGCGCCGGGGAGCCGTAGCCCTCGGCGTCGGGGTCGTAGGTCTTATAGCCGTCCAAAAAGCCTTTCTTGGCTTTAGGCATGGAGTTTTGCCTCGAAGGGAATTTCGTTGCCGGGGATGCCGAGTTCCTTGAGATGGTGACAACGTCTCCAGCGCTTCCATCCGGGGCGGGAGCAACCCCAATGGCGCTTGTCTTTGTTCTGTGCGATGGTATAGCAACGGTCGGAGCTTGAGGAATGAATCTCGAAGCGGTTGCCCCATTGGGCGTTATCAGGTAGCCGTAGGGCGTCAGATGGAATGTAAAGGGTGATTGCATTTGCCATGTTTCCCTCCACTCTCAGTATACCACGTGACCGGTCATTTTTGAAGGTTTTTCTGGAGCTTGGCGGCTCGATTGCGCTCTTGCAGGTAAAGGACGGCGAGATACTGAGGAATAACCTCGTGGTCCACCGGGTCCACCCAATAGACCTTCTTGTACATGCCACATTTCTGGCTTCCCACATAGGAGAAACCGGCCTTCTTCAAACGCTTGGCTGTAATCATATTGTCCCCTTGCTTAAATTGCCCCACTTGACCCGTGGGTCAAGCTTCCACCTACAGTATACCACGAAAATGGCCGTTTTGGGAGAAATTTATAGCTTCCAGAGCCACTGGAAGAATCTTATTAAACCATAGACAACAATTATAGATACAACGACAGTGCTGGAGGGAAAAATGAAGTCGTCAGCGGTCAGCATGAGGAGAAGGACCAGCAGGACGACGAGGGGACCGTGAGCGGGGAAAACTTTCATACAAAAGAGAACTAAAGGCTGTTGTGATGACCACATATACACGGCTTACCACGGCCTATTTGCCAGTGTTTACACCGAGCAATCCGTCCTATTTCAATCAAAAATCCCGGTTTACTGGCGGTCACTTTACCTCCATTGGTACCTGCGAGAATCCTTGTTTCTGTAGTCATTTTAAGAACGCTGGCACGACCCCCTCTACTTTTACGACCATTAGTGGTAGCATTAGTAGCAAGTCCCCCAATAATCCCCCCTAAATGGGCGATATTTTTACAATGCTGGATTTTTACATCACTTTTTATACTTCCTCCAATTTTTCCACCCCGAATCCGTGCTTCATATGGAATAAGACATCCTCGATTGTGGGTCTTACCTCGTCTATTACTTATAAGTCTCTCTCGTATTTCTGGTATCATCCATGCTTTTTTAATTGAATTAGAGGTCTTCTTGCGAGAGATTTCAGAATGTGGTCCAGTTCGTCCCTCCCCTCCCCGGCATATGTTGTAGCCGTACTCGGGGTCTTGCGCCCGCAAAAACCGAATGAACTCCCGTTCGCACTCATCAAGCTCCTCACGGGTCTGTATATCGGAACGAAGAGCATGGATGGACCATAAAGTAGACTGAGGATACTTACGCATTGAATTGAAAAGATGAGAGTTTCCCCTGTGACGATACCTAGCAGAAGACATTTTTGTTTGAAGATACTTTTTAAGGTTATTCCCCTTATGCTGACCGACATAGTATTTGCCGGTCACATGGTTGACGATAAGATAAATAAACATGAATAATCCCTATAAAGGATTTAGAAAGTTCATTTTTCCAGTCGTCATATAAAATTAAGTTTCGGCTTTTCAGATTGAAAACGTTTGTGGGCCTCCACAAGTTCTTCTAAAAAAACTGAAGAGTCAACAAGATGGAGTAAAACCCGGCGACCCATATCAGTTATCTGGAACCCTCCCGGCGTGGCTCCAATGATGCCGTACTGGGCACTTATCATCAACAGGCTTTCCGTGACTTGGTAAAGGAGCTTACGGGTGAGCAGAGTGCTGCGCTCGTCGGTGATTTCCTCACCGTTCTCGCCCATAGTTACCCGGAACTTGATGTTCTCTTCCAATGGCTCGATAAGATACTCGTGGGTAGGGTTGTCTAACTCTTTAATGAGCAGAAGGTAGATACTCCGCATGAAGGGAGCAAACGCCTGCATAGCTGCTTTGATGGGGTCAAGGATGAGCGCCCGGACGAGGATAGTCACCCCAAAGGTCGCTCCCCACCGGGTGGACCCGGCAAGGTCGGGGTGGAACATGAACTCCGACAGGGTGGGATATTTGGCGTACTTCTCCAGCAGGGCGGTCTGCGCCTTGATTATCCGGCGCATTTCCTCCGGGGCGGATACCTCGCCCGTGGCAATCTCTTTCGCCGTGGCGGTCGCTATCAACTCCCGGCGACATTCCTGTGCAATAGTTTTTTGCACGAAGAGTACTCTCTTTAAGTCTTCTAACGTGGAAAGAGGAACTAAAACTGGAGGGGTGCCATTAGCTGTATTTGAGCTTTTTATCATATTATATAATACCAAAATCCACTAGCAAGGGTGAAGGATTGCAACCCTTTGACACTGACTTATGTATTCTTGATAAGACAGTCCCCTCTTGGAGTAATTGCACGTCCCACAGCAAGGAAGACAATTTCCTATGATGTACCCCAAAGAGTTATCCTTCCTATCTATACCATTATATGAAAAATCCCCGAAGCACCGCTTAAAGTGCTTCCAGTTTCCGCTCTTGGGTTTAGCCCCGCAATAGTGACAATCCTGCTCACAGACCGCTAAAAACTCGTCCTCCGATAACTCAAATACATGCCCCCTACGCTTAGCATTCGTTTGGTAATTCAAATAAACAACGTGAGCCGCAGCCGCACCAAGAGGTCTATGCCAGTGATTTCCACAACTTACACGACACCGGAAATCACGGAGCCTCCCGCTTCCCCTCTCTACCATTTTTCCACAATCACATTGACAGCGATAAACCCTATACCCAAAGGATGTTTTCCCCTCAACCAAGCCCAAAACGGTAAGCATTCCCATCTTTGTGCCGGGAGAAATTATCTTTTTTTCACTAGCCAAGGTTCGCATACAGCACTCCTTTGTTTCCATTCACTATAGAGTGCTATAGTTTCAAAACTGGATATCACAATACTCCCCTTGCCGCAAGGTGGGCACGCAGAAATTTCAAAGCGGCCATTATGGACTTAACCCGTTCGTTGTACCTACCCACGGAAACGTAGCAGTAACCTCCACAGTATACGTCTACAACCCATTCTACGCCCCCTGTGAGGCCCTGAAAGCGCCAGTTAGGGATAAGCTTGGCACTTTCCCTCCAGCCCATCACCATGGGCGTATCCACGGGGATGGTCTGCTCCAGAGCCGTCTTGTAGGACAGCACTTCCTGCGGCTTTGGATACCTCGGGCGGGACCTACGCATCAGTTCACGTATTCTTTCTTCACCGGCTCCCTCTGAGCCTTCGCCTGTACCGCCCGTGTATCCGCCGCTCCGCACACGTGACAACCCCCGGCGTTGACGAGGTATGCCTTCGTCATGCAGCCGGGGTCCGGGCACTCCTGCACAATCTGGTAGTTGCCGTCCACCACACACCCGCAGGGGTGTGTTTCCCATGGCAGGGGATGGTCAATGTCAACGCAATCGGTCATTTTTTCTTCGGACATGGTTTACCCTCTGGTATTCCAATACTGCGTACTTCGGATTCTCCGAGGACCATCATGACGAATGTCTCCACGGCAGTGAAGTCCTCTATCCCCATTTCTGCAAACTTCAAACGGGTTTTCATTTGGTTCTGGAGCCGCTTGAAGAAGTCATTGCTGAACTCGAAGAAGGGGTTATGTGGGCGCATGTAGACCTCGGACCCCTCGTCAACGTTGAGGGTGAGGGCGACATGGATATAGACAACCTTCTCCTGCGCTTTTTCTAGTGGAGTCTTTTCCTTCATACGTCTCCTTCGGTACTGAGAACCTCGTCCACGTCGATTTTGGGGGTCTCCAGAGCGGGACAGGTGTCATGCTCGCCATACTTACACACCCCAACATACCCTCCCATGTTGCAGTGCGTCATGTGAACCCCAACCTCCGGGCCGCAAGCCGGGATGTCGTACTCAGGTAGGAGCCGCTTGAATCCTGTCAAGTGAGCATTCGTCAGGGGTTGAGAAAGCTCGGGGAACATGGGAACCTGTGCCGGGTCGTCAGGTACCGGCTTGATTTCAACAAGCGGGGTAGGTCTGTTTTGTTCTTCGACAACCGCATTTGCAAGTGCCTGTTCCCACGTCAGACGGAGTGTATCCTCTTTCGGCTGGCGCTTCTGCCGAAAGGTGAGACCCTCCGGTCCTATGGTTATGAACATCCCGTTAATCTCTCTACGGATGGTGCGGGTCATTTTGATGGTTTTCATGGTTTGACTTCCTCCAGTACAATTGAATACAAGGATAGATTTATATCCTTATTGGTATCTACCAATCAATCGTATATTCACCGGGAAATTTTACTGCCTCCACCCACCATTCTGGCAGCATATGCCCCGCTCGCTTTATGAATGATTCAAACCCGGAATCAAGGATGTAGGTGTCTGCCCTATCAGTCATCGACCTTACCGACCTTCCCGTCGCTTGGACAAGCGAGATTGCCGCCTGTAGGTTATACCAGTCCATATCAAGCGCCATCCGTGCCTTGACATACACGTCTAATGCCTTATAGGGAATCTTGACTATAACCTGGAACCTTGACAGGTCCTCCTTGAGATCCAGCCCCTCTGACAGACTTGGGCTAAAGAGTACTGAGGGAGAAGACGAAGCAATATGCTCCTCCACCACCCTTTCCCTTGACCCAGTATCTTCTCCCGAATGGGTAAGGATGCGTCCGCCAAGCCCTCCTTCTGTCAAGTACTTTATAAGGTAATTAGTCACTCGGAAGCTCACGCAATGCACGATACCCTTGTTGTTGGGGTACTTCCGCATTATCCTACCCACTTCCTCCGCCATCTTGGGAAGAGTTGCCTCAATGTTTCCGTAGTTCATGTTCCCTACTGGGCGGTAGTAAATGGGGCGGTTGCATACCGGGAACTCACTCGGGACCGCCACGCATACAGCGTCATTTCGGTTGATTCCAAGGTTACGCAAAAAAGTATTGAAGTCAAGGATAGTGGCGGACAACATTATAACCTTGTCCGCCTTGCTGAACAAGGCCGGCTCGGCGAACAAGGTAGCCGTCAGTGGCTTGATAATCATCTTTGCCGGGGTCAGGGGGAGCCTGCTGTGGCACTTCCAGCACTCCTTCTTCCCTGAGTATTTTTGCTTCACACAGCACTGGGGGCACCTCTCGATTTCCGACTCCGACCATACCATCCAATCCTTGCGGTTCTCCGACTTAAGAAACAAGTCAAGCTGTCCGATGAATCTCTCCATGCCGCTTGCCCGCCGCTTAAGCTTTGAAGCTTCCTTCTGCATTCCCATATCCCGGCGTTCCTCGGCGTTAAAGCTGAGTCTTTGGATGGCTTCTGTAGCGGCAGGACGGAATGTCTGGTTAAGCCAGTCAAGGGCTTCTCCTATGCCCACGGCATCGGGCGTGATAAAGGGTACGGAGCTAAAATCAAGACTTGCTTCCTCACAGCGATATCGGGTTATCTCAATACTGGCAAGGGAGAGAATGTGCTGTTCTGTATTATGAGCTTCGTCTAAAATTAACATGGTACGGGGCTTAAGCTGACTGGCGTGGGCTGTCTCGCTTAGGTAATAGGCAAAGTTGGTGACTCCGAGTGGACTGTTGACAAATGCCTCTTTGGCGGGCTTATATCCCCCGCATCCCCCTACCTCCTTGTGCTGCTCTTCGTAGTTAAAAGCGGCGTCCTCGCAGTTCATAAGCTCGCCCGTCTCTTCCCAAGTATATCCGGGGCAGGTGTAGTTGGCCTTTCCTTTAAGCTCAACAAGGCCCATATCACCGAAGTCATTAACATACTGTTCTGTGAGGACCTTTTGCGGGGAAAGCACGTATGCCCCCTGCTGGTATCCTGCTGGCGTTTTGAAGGTCTTGGCAAGGGAGCCAGCCGCAACACTAATCCCGGATTTCCCGACCCCGCACGGGAGTTCCATTATGATGTATTTCTTGCCTTCCTTGATAGCCCTTTCTATCACCTGAAGAGCTACCTCCTGCGATGCCCGGATGGTCGGAAAGGGGAAGTGGTCCCGGATTTGAGGGGATGCCTCTGTATTGAGTTCCTTGAACGGAAGACTTCTTTCCTTATTCTGCTCAATGACAATAGAAGGGTCGCCCATACAAGTATAATACGCCCTAAATTTGATTTCATGGGGAGTTTTCTATACTTTTAACCCTTAGAAGTTTTTTTCTCGCCCACGCCCGCTTTAATCCTTCACTGATTTTTTGGTTTCGTTTTTCAAGTACTCCGGGCTTGGCCAAACCAGCCGCTATTTTTTCCCCCATTGTTTCCCGCACGCCCGGTTTAAGCCATTGGAGACGACGGCATTCGCTTAGGTGGTTTCTATAAATCGGGTTTTGCCAAGCCACAAAGGATTTCTCGGATAGCTTGGCGTGCGCATCGGGAGTATGGAGGGAGTCGCTGGTTTTTTTCCTCTCCGCAGGGTTTCTATATTTTTTCTTGGCCCCCAATGCTATATTCTCGGCGTGTTGTGCCGATTTCTTCTTTCCCGTCAAGGAAGCTGAAAGATTATGGCGGTAAGCTGTCGTAGCCATAACTTTCTTGAGACCGTCCGTTCTTCGTGTCCTTATGACCGCATCCTGCCAAGACAAGGTGGTAAGACAACTACACTTGGCCCTATATTCGGGAGTACGGTACGGTGCTAACAGACATTCTCGGTTTTCTGCGTTACCCCAGAACTCCTTTAACGACTTAGATGTCTTTTCATGCTCCGAGGCGGCCTCATACTTTTTATATGCCAATTCAGATAATTTTTTCTTGGTTTTGTCAGACAGGGGTCTGTTGCAGCGGGGAATCACTGACAGGTCCATGACATTGGGGGTTAGATTGTATCCATTGTGAAAAGAATCAAGGAAGCGAATCATCAACTCTTCCCAGACAAATCTCTCATTCTCTTCACAAGGAAACAGGACCTCAAACCTAAACGCTTGCGGTCCGTACTCCCGCCACGCCCGCCGAAGTTTATAGTTACGGTGCTTTCCAACAGCTAGTGCTTGAAGATGTTGTTTCCTTCTATGTTCCATCCATTTGCTGCTGCCTATATAGGGCTTTTCATTTCCGTTATCGTCCTTTACCCATATTACATAGACACCACAAGTACCCTTACTTCCCATTTAATTTTCCCCCTACCAATACAATGGGAAGTTTCTTTTCTGTGGGGAAATATAGTATCTTAAAAACAACTGCGGAAGCAGTCTGAAGTACATGAATAACCCCTAATCCTTTCCCGCACCAGAACTAGCTGTTCCTCCTTGGGTAAAACGTCCAAAACGGATTCCATGGTCTGGTAAATCCCCTCCCAGAACTCCGAGGCACCAATTTTGTCCTTTTCCTCAATCTGGATGCCCAGATAACGCCGGGTGATGTTGACCAGTCGGGAGCAACACTCAGAGCAAAGCATGGGGTCGATACCCTTGCCCGCCGCCTCCCGGAGAAGCACTACGGCTTCCACCACCCTCTCCTCGGGGTCGTCTATGTGGTTGTAGAGGCAGAATAGCTTGGCAACGACCTTCTGCCGGGGCTTGAGGGTATCCCACGAGGGGGCGGACTTTGCGGCGACCTCCGCCATTACGTCTCTGTACATGCCCTCGGTCTTCATCCAGCGCTCACTGGCGGCAAGCTCCTCCGGGGCGGAGGAGATGTACCGGCTCAACCGGCGCTCCTTCTCCTTGAAGACCAGTCTCGGGGAGCAGGCGGCTAATCCGGCTGGACCGATGCAGCAGAGGTGGAGTTGGCAGTAGGGAATCTTCTGGAGAGTCTGACGGTCGAACTTCTTCCCCGAGGCGATAAGCCCCGGCAACGCCTCCTTGAAATCCATGGAGGGGATGACGGTATCAACTTCGACTTTGAGCGGACTGGAAATAGTGAACTCCATAGGATATAATACCCTCTAAAGATGAGGTAATCTCAAATGGCAGCCTCGACAGTTGCCATTAGGGTATCTTCCACAAACATTTGTATCATGTCCATGTTTACAAAATCTCTTTCTAAGATATGGCTTAGGATGAGAAGCGGCTATAACCATGTGCTCCCTATATAGCGGGTCTTCCCAAAGTTTGGTTATCGAGACGGATACTTTGTTCTTTGTTTCCCTAGATAAATTTTTATCTTTATTCCAACTAGGCTTTCCCTTAAGAGCTAAAGACATTTTAACTCGGGATTTTTCGGATACGAAGTGACCCATCAAGGTAGCAGAAATTCTACTGCTGATTTCAGCCTTTTTACTATCGGATATCCCTGACCAGTAGTTTCTGAGTTTACCTAAAACATGTTCTCTGTGTTTTAGCTGCTGCCAGATTTCCCTCATTGTTTCTGATGCCCGTTCCTTTTTTCCCGGTTGCGCCCATCTTTTGTCAGATGCTTCCCCGCTTATTCTTCGGAGTTCTTTACCCTTGGAACCACCCCATAACTTTTTAAGAGAAGCCGATATTTTTTTGACGGATTCTTGAGAAAGCGGTCCGGTATGTCCTTCCCCTCCACGACAGATGTTATAACCGTATTCTGGGTCCTGTGACCGCAGGAACCTAATGAAATCTTTTTCGGTTTGGTCAAGCTCTTCTTTTGTCTGGATATCGGAGCGGAGGGCATGTATAGACCAAGAGGAAGGTAAGGGATATTTCCGCATAGAAGCATATAGGTGAGACTTTCCTCCCCGATTATGTTTAGCATCCGATAACTTGGTTTGAAAGTACTTTTTTAAGTCTTTCCCCTTGTGCTGACCAATGTAGTATTTACCAGTCTCTCGGTTGACAATTAAATAGATAAACATAAACTTTCCCCTATAAAAGGTTTAGAAAGTTTATTTTTCCTGTCACTAAGAACCTATGACGGTCCACAGTGAGCCGTTGCTCCAAACCAACACGGTGAAACCACCGGAGCCATTGGCAGTGCCGCCCCAAGTGTTTACACCACTGTTGTTGACCGCTGCGATACGCCCCGGCAGTCCCACCGCTGACCCGAGGGAAGCAAAGGGCACGGGAGTAATGGGGGAGCCGCTGACCGGTCCGGTCGCACCAAGGGGGCCTGTATACCCCGTAAAATTACCGGGACCCGTTGGTCCGGTAGGTCCCACTGGACCCGTAGGCCCGATAGCTCCCGGTCCAATGGAGATGATGTTGAAGTTCCCTTGGTTAATCGTAAGAGTAACGGAGCCAATGGTAGTACAGCGAGCAAAGATAGCAAAGTAGTCTCCATCTGCCATGCTGTCGATACCGGAGATGGCAAAGGCTACCTGTTCCGTGGTGCTATCTTCGAGAACATCAATCTCGTGCTCGGTGAGGATAGAGCCATTCTTAAACACCGCCAGTTGATAGGCCTGATTGGCAGTACTTATGATTAATGAGCCGGTGAAGATAGTATTGCAACCGATAGCGGGCAGACCCGTGGTACAGGTCAAAGTTTGAGTACCGCTGGTATTCCCAGTCATGTTGGAAAGCTGTCCAGTAGTCCAGTTGATTAGCTGATACCATGTTCCCTGATTGGTAAGAACCACAGTCTCATTGGCGATGGTCATTTCGCCATAAGCAGAAGCTCCCTGCGGTCCCGTGTAACCTGTGTAGCCGGTATAACCCGTGGGTCCAGTGTATCCTGAGTAACCAGTTGGTCCTGAGTAACCCGTGGCTCCGGTATAACCCGTGAAATTTCCGGGGCCTGTGGGTCCGGTTGGACCAGTGATATTAGGACCTGTGTAACCAGTATAACCCGTGAAATTACCCGGACCAGTATAGCCGGTGTAACCGCTGTAGCCTGTAGGTCCACTCGGTCCAATACCAGTGGTAGCGATGTTAAAGTTGGCTTGAGTGACGGTTAGAGAAACGGCGTTGGACGTGGTGCAACGAGCAAAGATAGCAAACGTATCGTTGTTCGCCATAGTATCGAGTCCCGACAAGGAGACGGGGTAAGTCAGAGCAGGGGCACCACCACCGTTGGAGGTAATGTTAACTGTCTGGTCAACCAACTGAGAACCATTTTTGTATACAGACAGTTGATAAGTCTGAGAACCAGCGGAGACGGTTACGCTGCCGGTAAAATGTACCCTGCAAGTTAAGGCTGCTAGACCGGTGGTGCAGGTCAGTGTAGCGGGGGACGAGGTATTTCCCGTCATGTTCTGGAAAAGACTGCCTAATGTCCAGTTGACTACTTGATACCAAGTGTTTTGCGTGGTGAGGGTTGTGGCAGTGGCATTCGTTTGAATGCTCATCTCACCATAAGCAACAGGACCGACTGGCCCTGTATATCCCGTGTAACCCGAGTAACCGGAAGGTCCAGTGTAGCCCAAATAGCCGGTTGGACCTGTGTAACCTGTAAAGGAACCGGGTCCTGTAAAACCTGTGTAACCTGTAGCCCCGGTGGAACCCGTGGGTCCTGTGTAACCAGTGTAGCCTGTGTGGCTGGGTCCAGTGTATCCGGTGTAACCGGTAAAATTGCCCGGTCCAGTCGGCCCCGTGGGGCCGGTGTAGCCGGAATACCCGCTGTAACCTGTAGCTCCGGTAGCCGCCGCCGTTCCCGCTTCTCCGGTATAACCGGTGTATCCTGTATATCCTGAGAAACCCGTGAAATTACCCGGCCCGGTCGGGCCGGTGTAGCCAGAGTAACCGGTGTAACCAGAGGGACCTATGGGTCCGGTATAACCCGTGAAATTACCGGGGCCGGTGTACCCGGTGAATCCTGAGTAACCGGTGGGACCAGAAAATCCCGTGTACCCAGAGTAACCAGTAAAATTTCCGGGACCAGTGTAGCCTGTATATCCACTGGGTCCAGTATAACCGCTTGGTCCCGTGTACCCTGAGTAACCCGTGAAATTACCGGGGCCGGTATAACCTGTGTATCCGCTGGGTCCGGTAGGTCCGGTATAGCCTGTAAAATTTCCGGGTCCTGTTGGTCCCGTGGCACCGGAGGAGGCATACTGCGCCCACCATGTGGGAGAAATGTCGGGCTGATTTCCTGAGTTGTTGTCAAGGAGGGATATCCAGAGGGAGCCGCCGTAACTGGCAACATTGCCCCCAAGATAGACGGCATTGATACTCCACGTCCCTACGAAGGTGACGACGAGTCCCTCTACAGAGTCGATGAGTTTGGAAACCGGATTGAATACACAGACAAGTGCCATGCCTTAGCCCTCAATTAAGAGGGCTATAGGCAGGTTTTACGTTGCAGTGGGAGTTTCTTCCAATTTTTTGAGTTCTTGAGCGAGGATAGCCCGGTCGGAATCCACCTGTGACCAACCCTTCTCGTAGATAGCATCCATCACGTGAGTCTTGCTGAAATGGTGGTGGGTTATCTTTGCCGTTTCAGAGTGAAGTACCTGACCAAGCTTCTTGGCCTTTACCCACAGAAGGTTATCCACGCCAACGTGGTGAAACTTCTCGGAGAAAATTTCCCCCAGCTTCAAGTACAAGTCCCGGCTGATGAGGAAATGTTCGCAGATGTTCCCCTCATCCGGGTACACCGGTCCGGCGTTGAAGGATACCAATCCCTTGACGAAGGGATAATGCGGCGGGGTCTCGAAGGGGTGAGCCTTGGGTGGGTTGCCCTGACCTTCTTTGACTGCCCGGTACACACACCACGGGTCGAACTCCATATCATTGGCCGCATACACGTAAGCGTCAAAGTCCGGGTTGGCGGCGGCGAGCCGGTTGACCTTCTGGCTTACCGTGCCCTCGCCTTCGTCCACGAATGCCTTAATCAAGTGCTTGGGGTAGTAGAGGTGGTCTACGGACTCCAAACACTTCTGGAGGCCCTCCGGGCGTCCCAGCGAGGGTATTAGGACGGCGACACGGGGAAGGAAGTCCCGAGTGTAGTCTTCCTTAATCCACGCTTTGGCAAAGTGGTGGAAAGCCACGGTGTCATCCCGTACATCAATCTCCCCATTTTGGTGGTTATAGGGACAGAAGACATGAGCGGGAAGAGTTTTGACTGTCAGGTCTGAGGGTGCTGCACTGCTTATCCTCGGGGTGAGGATTTCCTGTGCTGCTTGGAAAATGTAGTCATCATCACCCTTGAACTTGGCCCCCACTTCGGCGAGATGTTCCGCAAGGATGGGATGACCCCTCTTCGCCCCGATGAGACTATTGGCGATAAAACCGTTGTCTTCCCGGCAGACGAAAAACGAGTTGCCAAGCAAACGGTTGAAGTTCCTGTCCGGCAGGATTTCCATGTCAGAATCGACATAGATGCCGCCGTACTCCTTCAACCACCAAATGCGCAGGTAGTCCGCTGCTTTGACCCACTTCTTGGCAGCTAGTGCGGCATCCAGATAGGGGATACCCTTGGGGCAATCGGTTAGGCCCAAGACCTTGTGTTCGTAGCCGGGAATCTGCTGGCTCTTGACACACTTCTCCACGAGCGGCGGCAAGCCTTCTTTCTCTGACAACCAGATGGTGAAAATGCTCTTGGGAATATACTGCTTTTGCTCGGGGAGCAGGTCGGCATACAGGTCCAGAAGCTCTCTTTGCGGAGCCTGTAGAGTCCGGGTTTGTCCGAGGAAAATAGGGTCAAAGCTGCTGCCGGTATCGAGACAGCAAATGTCCTTCTCCGCCGTGAGGGCATCAGCGATGAGCACCTTGCTTATCAGCCCGCAACTGAACAGAAAGATGCCATGGGTATGAACCTTGGATAGCATGGCATCCTTGATTTCCTTATACTTGCTCCATGCATCATGCTCGGGAACCTCAATAAGTTCAGCGTTGAGCATGTCGGCAGCGCCCTGCAATTTCGCCGGGGCGATGAGGAACTTCTGTACTCCGCTCTCCTTTATGGCCTTGTAGAAATCGTGTAGGGGCTGGAGGTCTCGCTTCTCCCTATGCAGAAGTATACCGCCGTCATTGAGGTTATCATCTAACCACTCTTTCCAGTTGCTAATGTATACGTTCTGGAGAGTGGTGAGAAAGTTGTAAGCTTTCCTAAGTGCTAAGTTAAGCTCGAAACTATACGCCTGCCCGTCACACGTTGCCCCCTCTACGCCTTCGATACACTGCTGTTCCCCGTCATTCCACTTGACATAGGAGAATGGCTCACCTTTCTCAATCTTCTCCTGCATCTCAGCGTGGGATTTGAAATAAGTACCTTTGATTTGTGGAAATGGTTCAACGGGCAAATACCAAATGCTCTCGGCATGGTAGGTCCGCCCACAGTGCTCATCGACTGCTTTTCTAACGGTTTCCCAAACATTAGTATAATCATGCCCGGATAGAATGACCTTGGCAAGTGGACGCCAGAGTTCGATATCTCTCTTGACTTCCTCATAAGTGTGACCGGCGTCGATAAACACCATGTCAAACGTGCGTCCCTCGGCCCGGAACTTCTCCGCTGCCGCTGCGCTCTCCATCTGACAGATTTCGAGGTTCTTGAACTCCCCGACGTTTTTCTTGAACTCGCCGAGGACATCCTCCTGCTTTGCCATGGCGTTGGTTTGGTCACGGGGGTCAACCGAGCCTTTCCATGTATCTACGGCGGTAAGCAGGCCCTTGCCGTTCAAGCCGGAAAGCAAAGCATGGGTGGACCGGCCTTTCCAGCTACCCAATTCGAGGATGGTTTGGATTTCTTCCCGTTGCGCCTGATGGTACAACCATTCAAGCTCGCCGTGGGTCATCCATCCTTGGATTCCCCCGCCGTCTGCGGCTTGACCTCCTCCGGGCATTTGATAATCATATTTAGTCGGCTCGTAGAACTGCTTGTCGGCAAGATACTTGGGGTTAGTCGGGTCGTAGGCGAACGCCTTCCTCCAGTGTTCTTTCGACCTCTCCCGGTCGCCCAGCCACCAGAGCGCCCAGTAAAGTTTTTCATGCGGCTCATACGTGTAATGCGCTCCCACGTTACAATAGCAATCGTTAGGTGGGATTTCCAAAGCAGCCATACAATAGCAGGCTACCCGCTGCGGATTGTTCTTCTTCCAGTAGTAATCCGCCAGACGAAGCCACGGCTCACGCCGGGTATCATCTATTTGGATGGCTTTGTGCCAAGATTCGATGCCCTTGTCATCCTCCCCCAGTTGCATGTGGGCGTCCCCGATGAAAATCATGGACTGCCCCCGCTCCTGTTGCCAACGGTTCATGTTGACATGCCGAGTGAGTTCTTTGATGGCTGACCGGGGATGACCGTTCCAGATAAGCTCTCGTCCGAGGTAGTGGCTGTTACGGTCGTTGTCCTGATTGAGGTAGCAATCGAGAGACAGCCCGGCGAGATACCGGGTGCGGTGTGACTGCGGGGCTTGGAAGTGTTCCAAGAGAAGCACGTTGGGCGGTAGGTAGGTGCGCTTGGCGTTTCCCGCCAGAACCTCATGGACGATGCCCTGCCAGTGCATGATACGCCGGTCGTACATCTTGCATTGCCGGAACTGAACAGCGGGTTGACCGTTGGGATAGTGGGAGAAGATGAAGTGAAATTCCATCTGCTGGAACCCTTGGTCAATGGTGCGTTCAATGGCGTCGATATCCAGATGGGTATATTGCTCATCGCAGTCCGGCATGGATACCACATCGTTGCTCGCCATGGTAGCGGAATAATTGCGGGCGGCGGCATAATCAAAGAGCTTATCGCCAGCGGCGACAATGGGAGCTTCGGGCGGTACGACAAACTGAGTGTTGATGGCCTTGGCAAGGTTCTCCGGGATGGTGAAGATAAACTTCTCCCCCACCTCGAAAACAGTGAAGCCTAAAGCACGAGCTACAGCCGGAGTGTTGTCAGTAGACTCAGTGTCCACGAGGACCACCTCGCCGTCACGTTTCTGAAATTCTTTGAGTGATTTGTGGATTCTCCAGAGGTTCGGAGCTTCGTTTCTTGCAATCAAACAAACGCTAAAGTTTGGTGGTCTCACTTGCTCTCCTTTTCAACTCCTGCGCCTTGCGCCGCCTTTCTGTCCATGGTTTCCCCTTAAGGGAAATACTTAACTTTTTACGGGATTCGGCAGAAAAGTGTTTCCCCCTCCAAGGGCTGGGTTTACCCTTTTTGGCATTGCTCATCTTTTTGCGGGATTCCTCGGAGTGGTGTTTATTCAACATCCCACTGGGATGACCTTTATGGGTTGCTCCTAGCTTCCTTCTATGTTCTTTGGACATTGGCCTATTATGCCACGGACCGGGTCTATTCCTAGTGGCTTCTCCAATCCTTCTTCGTGATTCTTCGGAATGTCTTCCTGTCCATCCTTCTCCACCTTTACAGATATTGTATCCAACTTCCGGGCAACGGGTATTAAATGCTTTAATTAAAACCGTTTCCCAATAACAAAGCTCCTCGTTAGTGGTAAGATTTGAGATAAGCGGGATTATCCCCCAAGCTGTAGATGGGTACTTTTCCATTGCAGAAAAGAGGTGTGACCTACCGGGATAAGTTCCCCTTTGAGCGTCTCTAATTTTCTTTTTTAGATACAAACCCAGGTTGGATGTCGTGGTCTTACCGATGTATAGCTTAAGGCTTATTCGATTAAATATTAAATACACAAACATTTGAACTATCTCCCTACAAGTGTTTTAGATAGTTCAAATATGACAAAAAACGGACCGAAAACTTTACACCCATGATTCTCCCTTAACCGGTCACAACTACATATAACCATAAGTAGCTATATGTAACCACGTATAACTGGCTATAGTAATGCTAAGTAATAATACTGAAATTTTGGATTATTCTATATTTCTTCTTAGTAAAGCCTAGTCAAGGAAATAGGCGCTGGATACACCCGGTGTGCCGGGAAGGAAGTCCACATATACACCGAGGAAATCCACATCAACAGCAGAAACAGTGGAAGTCACTTTACGCACCGCCGCCACGGGGCCAGAAGTTAACGTAAGCGATGGTAAAGCTGCGATCACACCATTGTAGGTTACCCAATTGGATGGAAAGGTGCCAATGCCTCCACCCCCGCCGTATCTCCCTGTCACAGCACCCGCTATTTGCGGTGGATTGGAGTCTATCCACACCGAGACGACCTTTGTCCCGGCGACCCCCGCCCCCCAGTTTGTCAATCCCATAACTCCATTGATGATACAACTGCCGTCTATTCCCACAGAAGAATAAGTCTGACAAGTAGCTTTGTAGTCTTGGTTACCGGAAGCGTTGACATTGTGAATTTGACTGGTATTGGTAGCACTAGCATCAGCCACACCCACAGGAGGGATGGTTTTGACCGCATTGAATAAGTTTGACGTTCCCCCATTACCCGTAGTCCATGAACCGATAGCGGAGTCTGCCGTAGGAAGAAGCAGAACCGATTGCCCAAAACCAAGTAAGACTGACCCATTGTCTACAAGTAAATCATCAAAATAAGCTTCAAAACCGCCTACGGTGTCAACAGTCCTACACCCTAAACAAAGGTTGTATAACCCACTGAGAAAAGGAAAGGTGTTTTTGCTAGTCCACAGAACCCCATCGACGTAGAGTTGGATTCCCTGACCGTTGTTATAGCCTACATTAGCAGCGATACAATGCCAGAGGCCGTCTACGGAGAGAGCATTAGTGCTATTGGGCGATACCCCTCCAGCCGATGAGCCAGCGAAAATCGTTCCAGTGGGATTGATACCAATAATCCAGCTATTAATATTTCCGAATTCACCAAACATAGCAAGAGTCGTGCCGGGAAGACTTAATAGCTTCATATAGAAGCGGGCACTCCCCAACTGGATGATATTTGACCCGTTTCCATCGAGGGATGTAAAAGTGATGTAGGGTGTCTGTCCTGCCGCAGCCTTAGCATGAAGTCCATAATTGCCTGTACGTTTAGCGGCGGGTATGACTTCAATGGTTCCTGACCCACTGTAGGAGTTTGCTTCGTATAGCGACCCCATCTCCAAGCCCGAAATCACCACATGCTGCGACGGGCCATTCTGGAAATCGACGTAGATGCCGAGAAAGTCCACGTCAACCACCTGAGCATTCGCATCGGTCTTACGAACCGCAACAACAGGAGCAGTGGAAAGCGTGACACTAGGGGATTGGATGCACGGCCCGTAATGCGTATTCCATCCCGTAGGGAAAGTTCCAATTGCCCCCAATCCCCCACTATAGCCATACTCGAAGCTTTGCCCACCTGCACTTTGTGCAGGGTTCGAGTCTATCCACACTCCACCAGCACGGGCAGAGGTCGTCGGTGTACCATCATTCACCACAGCCATGACGGCATTTATCGTAGCGTTGGAGGCTACGCCTGCGGCTCGGTAGGACATACACTGCGCTTTGTAATCCTGATTGCCCGTGGCGTTTGAATTGTGAATTTGACTGGTGTTGGTGGCCGAGGCATCAGCAAGCCCCGCAGGCGGCGAGGTCTTGAGGGCGTTATAGAGATTGGTTGCCCCGCCTGCCCCCGCTGTCCAAGTACCCACGGAGGAGTCAGCAATCGGTGGCAGCAAGACCGCACCGCCCGGCCCCAAGGTCACAGAACCATTGTCCACCAGAATGTCGTCATAGTAGGCTTCAAAACCTCCGTTAGTGTCTGTGCCTTGAAGCCCTACTGAGAATTCTGTATTGTAAGTTGGATTAGGGGTTCCCGTGGCAATAGAAGCCCATAAAACCCCGTCCACATAGAGTTGCGCTCCTGCACCCGCATTATAGCCAACGTTGAGAGAAATAAGATGCCACAAGCCATCTACCGTAAGAGCCTGAGTGCTGTTGGCAGATGTGTTACCTGTAGTCGTTTGACAATATAGGGTGCCGCTTGGGTTGATGCCAATATATGATTGGGTGTTTGCGCTGTTATATACCTGAGCAAACACAACGGTAGTGCCGGGGAGGTGCAAAAGCTGAAAGTAAAATCGGTAGCTCTGAACAAACTGAGCATAAACACCAACAGCGGTTTCTTGGTAGAAGTACAAATATCCGGTCTGACCCGCTGCCGCTTTCACATGCAGACCATAGTTTCCCGTGCGGCGGGCGGCGGCAATGACTTCAACCGTCGCAGTTCCACCACTTGGAAGACCTTCGTTGGTGCTCCCCATCTCGAACCCGCAAATGAGCGTGTTCGCCATTAGCTCCTCGTAATATCCAGCATCAGCGCCAGTCGGTTGACGGTTGCGGCGGCGTCAAGGTTAAACTCTAAAACATCCCCCAGCGTCAGGGTCCTTGTCCACGTATCTACCGCAGTGCTGGTATTATTCTGCTGTGGCCCACTTAAGTTGGGAGGAGCAGACGCTACAATACTGGCGGTCGTGGGGAAGCTTGCATAAGTACATTTCTTGATGGTAATCTGTGCTGTGCCCGAGGCGTTGGCGAGCAATGTCCAACCTGTGATGGTTGCGTTGTAGGGAACTTGAACATACCCATACGACCCTGTGGCAGGCACCGAACCTCTGCCGTCAATAACAAAAACAATGGCTCCCGATGAAGGTCCCGTATAGCCTGTGTAACCCGTATAACCAATCGGTCCCGTGTAGCCGGTGTAACCTGAGTAACCCGTAAAATTACCGGGTCCTGTGTAACCTGTGTATCCTGAATAGCCCGTATATCCGGTGACACTGGGTCCAGTGTAACCAGTTACTCCGGTATAACCCGTGTATCCTGTGTAACCTGTAAAATTGCCCGGACCGGTCGCTCCCGTATATCCGCTGTAGCCTGTAGACCCAGTAAAATTGCCCGGTCCGGTAGGCCCTGTAGCCCCCGAA